CCTTTGGAGGCAATATTCCAAAGTATCCTCCTCATAATATTATCAAGGAAGATGATAAGTTTAAAATTGAAATGGCTTTAGCTGGCTTTGCAAAAGAAGACATTTCGATTGAGGTCAAAGATAAAATTTTAAGAGTAACAGGAGAGCCTTTAGAGGAAGCTAAAGACTATGTATTTAAAGGTATCTCTTCAAAAAGATTTGAAAAGAGCTTTATGCTTGGTGAACATATTAAAGTAATTGACGCAGATATGGTCAATGGTTTATTAAGTATATCACTTGAGGAAATTATTCCTGAAGAGAATAAGCCACTTACAATTCAAATTAAATAACACACACAGAAAGAACACACACATGGAAAAATACACTAAAAATCCTTATCAAATCCGTTATGACGTACTTGCAATGGCTAAAGACATGATGGATAAAGCTTATGAAACCAACATGACTATTGCTGAGAAAGCAATGGAAACTTATAAAGACAATGCAGAAGAAGCATTAAAGGCATGGAAGAATTATGTGCCTGTAATGTACACCCCAGACGAAATTAAAAAGAATGCAGAAAGTCTTTATGAATTTGTTGTGAGTAAGCCTCATGAGAAATAACCACTATGCTTATGCTAGGAAACTTAGAGCAAAAGTTCTTAAACTCTTAATGAGAAAACTTATCAAGGGTTTTCCAGTAATTTTGCCAGATAAATATCTGAAAAATAATACCTGACGTTTAAGAATAACTTTGCTAAGGCTCTGCCAAAGTGATACTAAAGGACTCTCTTACTGGTACTTGAAAAGAGATGCTCTGTATGCCCCCCGATAGTACCCACCGAGTATACTCATGTAACTCTTTTCGGGGGGTTATTAAGTATCACTTTGGTATCCTTAGTGTAAGAATTTAAGATTATAATTTAAGTTCTTGTTTTTTATTTATTTTTTATTAATAAGGATTTTAATTATGAACTTTTCACAATTCCATACAGAACCTTTTGGATTAAAGGTAGGCAAAGGCAAAGTTGATGGGCATAAGTCAGTGCATAAATTTGGTGCTGTTAATGCTATGTCACAAAACCAATCAGGAAGTATTTGGGATGTCGATGATACTAACTATCCTTGGAGCAGTTTCAATAGTGCTTCTACTCTGGATATTCCTGCTGTTAATTCTAGTGATTCTGGGAAGACTGTAACTATTGTTGGCTTAGATGCTAACTACAATGAACAAACAGAAAGTGTTGTTGTTAGTTCTTCTACAACTTCTACTACAACTAATTCTTTTATTCGTGTTTACCGTGCCTTTATTGAAGATGGTGCTACTAATGTAGATGATATACTAATTCAAGTAAGTGCTGTAACTGTTTGTAAAATTACTGCTGGCAAGGGTCAAACTCTTATGGCTATTTATACGGTCCCTGCAGGGTACACTGGATATCTTATGAAAGGTACTGCAACCTGTCAAGCAGGAGCTGATGCTACAGTGAATATGTTTGTACGTTACTTTGGACAAGACTCTTTCAGAATTGGTCACAGCTTAGAAGTTTCGGGTACTGGAGGACAGTATGTTTATGACTTTGCTTGCCCAGTTAAAATACCTGAGAAATCTGATATAGATGTTAGAGGCACAATGCGCTCTAATAATGCAAGACTTACATCAGCTTTTGACTTAATCTTGCAAAGTAACTCAAGTATTATTTTGGAAAGATAAATAATATTATTTGGAAAAACTAAATAATCTTTTTTAAATAAAAACAATGACTTACTGTTAGTATTTCTTAAGTTACTGAAAGTAATGGATAAATATTTTAAAATTTTTTATATCTTGGCAAATAGAACTTTGAAAAACCTGAAAGGAGGTCACAATGCCAGACAACCGCAAAGATAAATCTGGAGGCCGTAAGCCTGGGAGTGGACGTCCTAAAGGGTCTAAAAACATTAACTCTATGGCATCAGTACGTAAGCTTGAGGAGCTTGGTTTTGATCCTATTGAGATGATGGTTAAAAAGTATCAAGAGATACAATCTAAGTTAGACTATTTAGAAGAAATTGGTAAGCATACTTCTGGTGCTTATGCACAGATGACCGCTACACAAGGTACACTTATTAATAACCTTATGCAGTATGGTTATAAGAAGATCCCTGATAAAATTGAACAAGAGGTTACTGAAAAGAAACCTATTAGCATTCTACTCACAGATACTAATGAAAAAGAAAAAGAGGATACTTCCAATGAATAAAGCAGAGGAATCTTGGCACTTGTCTAAAAGTGTACCTATAACGTTTATTTTAGCCATTGCAATACAAACATTTGGTGTTATATGGTATATGTCTAATCTTGATGCTAACGTAGAATTAAATGCTCGTGATATTGCACGACATGAAATACGTCTTAATGAGATGGAGAAAACAACACAAGAGTTAAAGGTGCTTAATGCTCGTATAGATGAGAACATTAAGGCCATTCGTGAAATGATGGAAAAATCTAGGTCAAACTAAGATGGATCCTATTAGCTGCGTAACTCTTGCGGCTGGTGCTTTTAAGACTATTAAGGCTGCTATAGGCGCTGGAAAAGACTTACAAGACATGACTAGCCAACTATCCACTTGGGGTAAGGCTTTTAGTGACTTTACTAACTTAGAAGAGAGAGCTAAAAACCCTCCGTGGTGGCAAAAGACGTTTAAAGGCAGTGATGAAGAAACTGCCCTTGAAATATTTGCACACAAGAAGAAAATGGAACAGATGCGTAAAGAGATCAAAGATCATATCTCTTGGCATTATGGCCCTTCTGCTTGGGAAGAAGTATTACAGATAGAAGCAAGTATGAGACGTAAACGTAAACAAGAGTTATATGCTAAACAGCAACGTATGGATGCTATTATTAACTGGACTGCAGGACTAGCTATTTTTGGTCTTGGTCTTGGTATGATGATATTAATCTTTTATTATATTGGTGTAGCACAAGGAAAGTGGTAACATGGAAAACTTAAAACTACCTATTGCTTTAGTGTTAGCTATGGCAGCACAGTTAGCAGGTGGTGTGTGGTGGGTATCCCAACAAGCTGCTACTATTGCTAACTTAGAAGAGACTGTTAATCAACTAGGCTCTAAAATGGCTATAGAAGATAATGTTAATCTTAAAAGAGACGTACAAGATAATGCTATGGAAATAGGCCACATTTGGGATGACAACGATGATCTCTGGGACGAGCTAGAAGGGCTATCTATGTCACTTAATGATATTAACAGGCTAAAGCAAAGAATAGCAGCTATCGAGACAGAACTTAAGTATATTGGGCGTGACCATGAAGGTATGTTTGATATGAAAGGTAATGATATGTGAAGAAATATGTTTATTATGATGACAAAGGAAAAGTACTCATCATGACTAGACATAAACGCATAGGTGAGGAGTACGTTAAAAATGTCCTATCACAACAGAAAAGCAAAAAGAAAAAGCCCAACAAGCGCAAAGCCAAAGAAAAAGGCACCTAAAGGTTATCACTACATGCCTAATGGAAAGCTTATGAAGGGTGCTACTCATAAGAGTGGAAGGAAAAAGTAATGGCTAGAGCAAATCCACGCATTTGGGAAAGAGCAAAGGCTAAAGCTAAAGCTCGTATGGGTGGTAAACATTCTGCTAGAGCCATGCAATTAGCCGCTAAATACTATAAAGACATGGGCGGTAAATACACTGGTGGTAAAACAGCAGCTCAGAAGTCTATGACTAAATGGACTAAACAAGACTGGGGTACTAAGAGTGGTAAGAATAGTGTTCTTGGTAAAGATGCTACTGGTGAGCGTTATTTGCCTAAAAGGGATCGTGAAAAGCTTACCAAAGCACAGTATGCCTCCACCACTAGAAAAAAGCGAGCTGATCTTAAGAAGGGAAAACAATTTTCCCAACAGCCCAAAAAGGTCAAGAAAAAGTTAGGTCGTAAAAAGTGATAAAGTTACATGAGAAACAGTCAGAAGTTATTAGAGATTTATTTGTAAATAAGAGTAATCGTTATGCAGTAGTTAATGCTAGTCGAGGCTTTGGCAAGTCTTACTTAGCAGCTACAGCGGCTATTATAGCAGTACAAGAATTAATGAATTTAGATGAGGATGTTCCTAATAAGAACGTAGCCCTCATTGCCCCTACCTACAGCCAAGCAGTAGATATTTACTATCCACTGATAGCTTGGCAACTGGGTATGGAGGACTTTGCTGATAAGGCTTCTAAAGCAGCAGGACAATTTTGGTTTCCAAATAACGTTCAGCTTAAGCTTTGGTCTTATGAAGCATCACAACGTATGCGGGGTACAGGCCAGTATTTTATAGTAGCCGATGAGGTTACTTCTTGGAAGGGTGCTGGTATGAACCTTAAAGAGTCATGGGAATCAATTATACAACCTTGTGTTGCTACTCGTTGGTCTCCTATGAACGCTAAAAAGTTTAACGCTAACTCTGGTCGAGCACTTATTATTAGTACTCCCAGTGGTTATGATTATTTCTATGAGATGTATAACAGACAAGATTATGATGATGACTGGAAAAGTTATACATATACATACAAGGATTCTCCTTTCTTAGATGAAGAGGAGATTGAAAGGGTAAAGCTAACACTGGACCCCTTAAAG